GGAACCACTCTGCCGTTGGTGTATGGCTGAGGGCCGGCACACGCCGGCTGAGATCGTTGACCACATCACGCCCCACAACGGCAATTGGGAACTCTTCATCTCACTCGATAACTTGCAGCCATTGTGCCAAATCTGTCATAACCGCAAGACATTGATAGATAAGGGGATAGGCCATCAAAAAGCTGGCCCCTTTGCGCCGGAGACCGGCCGCGCCCTCTCCGCGCGCGACAGCCGGTCAGGGCCGGGGCCGCAGCCGGCGGAGGAGGGCAAATAGATGGCGCGACGTGGTGGCCCGATCAGCGTGCAGCGCGGCAAACCTTGCGACCCTCCGGCTGAAGTTCCTTCGACGATCGCCTCCGATCCGGTAGCCGTTGAGTGCTGGCGCGACATCACGGCACATCTCGCACGCTGCGGACTGTGGCGTGATGAGGTGGCGCATCTCGTGGTTCTCGCGGCGACGTTGGAATCCCGCCGGCGCAGGGCCGAAGAATTGATCGCAGCACAAGGCATCTACTGCACCGACCAGCGTGGCCGTGTTGCCCTGTCGCCAGCCGTGCGAGTAGCGGAGGCGTGCAGCCGAGAGATCCGCAGCATCTACCGCGACTTGGGATTGATCGGCGGCCCGAGGCAGGGCGACAGAGACGACCAATTGGGAATTTGGCAAGAGTTTGTGGATTAAAACATGGCCGGCAAGAAGAAAAAGGGGCTGCTGCATCCCGTCCACCAATACGCCATCGACGTTGTAGAGGGCAACATCATCGCCGGCGCATGGACAATCGCAGCCTGCAAGCGCCACCTTGCCGATCTCGAAGCAGCCAAGGATCCGCGCTACCCTTGGCGGTTCGATGAATCACTTGCGGATCGAATTATCCTCTTTGCTTCATCGCTGCCGAACGTAAAAGGCGGATCAAAAAACATAGGCCTGCTATCCTGGCAGCAATTTCTGCTAGGCAGCCTGTTTGGATGGGTTGACCGGAAGGACGGAAGCCGGCGCTATCGGACAGCCTACGTCCAAATCGGACGCAAAAATGGCAAATCAACGTTGGCCGCAGCAATCGCCCTCTATTGCCTCGCTGCTGATCGTGAGGCCGGCGCTGAAGTCTACACGGCCGCAACCACCCGCGATCAGGCACGCATCGTGTACGATTCGGCCCTCGCGATGGTGCGCAGGTCGCCGGCGATGGCCCGCGCACTCAGGATAGAGGCACAGAGACATCGGATCATCCATCATCCAAGCCTGTCCAAGATGATGCCTTTGTCGGCCGATGCAAGGACGCTTGAAGGGCTTGACATTCACTGTGCGATTGTGGACGAACTCCATGTTCACAGGACTCGCGAGGTCTGGGATGTCATCATGTCAGCCACAGGCGCGAGGCGACAACCTCTTATTTTCGCCATCACCACGGCCGGCGCAAGCCCCGAGGGCATCGGCTATGAAATATTTCAATACTCCCTCTCGATCCTCAGAAAGTACACAGATTTGCCAGGGGATCGGCTGGAAAACGACAGGCATTTCTGCATCATATTCTCAATCGACCCTGAGGACGATTGGCGAGATGAGAGATACTGGATCAAGGCAAATCCATCACTCGGAGTAACTTTATCACTCGACGACCTGAGAGACAAAGCCCATCGCGCAGAGGCAACGCCATCAGCCAAAAACAATTTCCTCGCCAAGCACTTGAATGTCTGGCAATCCGCAGATTCGGCATGGATCGACATCTCTGACTGGGACGCATGCGTTGACAAATCACTCTCACTCGACGCCATCGGCAACCTGCCCTGCTGGATTGGCGCTGACCTCGCTACTCGTGTTGATGTCGCATCCCTCGCAGTACTCGCGCACGATGGCGACCAATACTATCTGTTGGCCAAACATTTTGCGCCCGAGGCAATGGCGCAGAAGCAGCCATTGTATCGCCAATTCGCCGCAGCCGGCACTTTGACGCTGCAAAAAGGTGCGGCGCTGGACATTGACTTGATCGAACGATACCTGCTTGATCTTGCCGGCCGGCTGGACATCAGGGCCGTCGCACTAGATCCGTATCAATCGGCACAGCTGGCACAGCATCTCCGCGATCGTGGCATCGAGGCGCTGGAATTCAGGCAGACCGTGCAAAACATGTCTCCGGCGATGCGCCACCTCGAAGCCCTCATCGCTGACAGGCGCATCCGAATTGCGCCGGATCCATGCCTCAGATGGATGGCCGGCAACACGGTTTGCCATGTTGACACGAAGGACAACATTTATCCACGCAAGGCTAGCAACGATAGGAAGATTGACGGCATTGTTGCGGCGATTATGTCAGTTGGTATCGCCGGAACGGGCCGGCGAGGCATTGGATCATCTGATACTACAGGATTTGTACAACCGGGAATCATCATCTTATGAGTCTTTGGGGAAAAATTACTGGCATTTTCGGCCGGCAGGCGAAGGCATGGCAGCCCATCGCCATCCTGCCTGGCGGTAGCCTATCAATGGCCGCATCCGACACAGCCCTGGCGATCTCCGCAGTGTGGGCGTGCTGCCGGGCGATCGCTGATCCGATCTCGTTCTTGCCATTGCACCTCTATCGCCGCTTGTCGGACGGCAGCCGGCAAAGGGCGCAGGATCATCCTCTTTACTCCCTTCTGCACGATGCGCCAAACACCGATCAGTCAGCCCTGGATTTCAGGCACTACATGCAGATGTCGTTGCTTCTGCACGGCAACGGATTCTGTGAAATCATCAGGGCCCCTCGCGGCCGAATCATCGCATTACGGCCCCTGCATCCCGATCAGGTGGTTGTAGCCAGGGATGATGCGGGAAGGCTGATTTATAAGGTTGCCGGCACAGACCGGCCAGCATCCGAGATCTTCCACTTGCGCGGCCCCGGCGACGGCATCACTGGCCAATCCATCATCTCTCTGGCCCGGCGCAGTTTCTCACTGGCAAGCGCGATGGAGGCGTACGGCCAGAGGTTCTTCCAATCCGGTGGACGGCTGCCCTATATCTTGAGGCATCCAGCCGGATTCAAAAATCCACAAGATCTCGAAACATTCCGCGCAGCCTGGGATTCCGCGTACAACAATCCAGATAATTCTCACCGCCCTATTGTGCTGACTGGCGGAATTGAGTACCAGCAAATTGGAATCAAGCCTGAGGACGCGCAATTCCTCACAAGCCGGAAATTCCAGATCTCCGAGATTGCGCGGTGGTTCCGCGTTCCGTTGCACCTGTTGGGAGAATTGGACAGGGCAACATTCTCCAACATCGAACATCAATCCCTGGAGTTTGTCCAGCATTGCCTGCTTTACTGGGCCAGGAATTGGGAAATGGCAATCCATCGGCAATTGCTGACTTCACAGGAACGCAAGGAGTACTACGCCGAATTCGATTTCTCAGCCCTACTCCGAGGAGATTACGAGGGACGAACCAAGGGATATTCGGCGCTGCTGGATCGTGGTGTCCTCTCAATTAATGAAGTCAGGCGCATGGAAAACATGGACGCCGTACAAGACGGCGACGTTCGGCATATCCCGGTGAACATGCAAGTGTTTCCGGCTGGCCGTATCCCGAATACTACAGGAGATTGAGATGGAACGGAAATCATTTTCGTTGGAAGTTAAGGAAGTCGATTCGCAGGGCATTTTCGCCGGCACAGCCAACGTGTATAACATCAAGGACCTGGCCGGCGATATCGTCATGCCTGGCACGTTTGCCGAGAGTATCGCCTCGAAATCCCGGCTGCCTTTGTTGTACGAACACCAGGATGCCATTGGCATCATCGACGTAAGCGAGACCGATAAAGGCGTCGAATGCGTGGGACAGATTGCTTTGGAAACTTCGCTTGGCCGCGACACTTATACGCTGATGAAGATGGGTGCGATTAGCGGCCTCTCCATCGGATTCTTGCCCCTTGAATGGAAATGGGAAGGCGACACTCGCATCATCAGCAAAGGCACGCTTCTCGAAGTCAGCGCTGTTGCTGTGCCCGCGAACCCTGAGGCGAGGGTCGCCGAGGTCAAGGCGGCCGATGAAGCGCGAAAGCTGGAGGAAGAAATCAAAAGCCCGATCCTTGCGATCCGGCTGTCGGAACTCAGGATGAAAATCCTGATGTTGCGAAATCAGGTTTCCCTGTAAGGAGGAATAGGAGAGAAGAA